CCGAGCCAAGCCAGCATGCCGTGCATCTGGCGAGCCTTGCCAATGGCAGGGTTTGGCTCATCTTTTCCCTCGTGCTCCTTAGCACATGGGGAAAAGAGCCTCACTTTCATCGAATCGATGTGAGGCTGTCTGTGGTACGGCACATCCCGCAGAGGAACTTTCCTCTGCCAGATGTCGCCGTCACCCAGTCCTACCGTAAGGAGCATCTCCTCACAGTAGAAACCACCCCGCGAACTTAAGAAGTTCTGCGGCCATGATACGGACATGCCGTTTAAATCATGATTCAACGAAATTCGTTGAAGGTACTGACGCGGACCTTGACCAAAGTGGTCATCGCCCGAACAGGCAAACCACCTCCACTGTGAAGGTGGGAAGCCCTGCAACGTCGACAGAATGTAGAGAAACTCTTCATCTGCCATGTCTATTGCTGAATAGACATATCGAAGGTACGCCTCGGCCTCTGCACAAAGGTTGTGCATGGTCAAGACGATCTTCGCTCCAGGGTCACCCATCAGGATGCCCCTGGATGTAGGGGTGTCGAAGTATCCCGGACCTTTGATCCGGTTCGATCTTCGATACGCCTCGTCCCCGTTGGACTCATACACTCTCGGGCTACAAAGTAGCCGAGAGCATAGGCTAAAGTAAGGGTCACTGGCCCTTTCTAAGCCACGGTGAAGGCCGTCAAGCATTGTTTGACTTAACTCGTGCGTACAGAAATCTGTTGCCGTAGTTAGATCACTACTTAAGAAGTAGCGGTCGCCTTTAGGTGGAGCACAGGTACGTCCCTGTCGCTTCACCCACTCAAAGAGTTGCCAACCTCGGGTAAGACCCGAGGTTGCCGATGGGTGGTTTCTTAAAGCACCTATCACGTGGTGGGACCAGGGTTGCAATAACATTGTAACCCAATCCTCCCCCACTGTGACGACCCGGCACTTTGCGCCGGGTTCGCCAATGGCCGATGCCCTTATTGAAGGGTACCAGTCAGACATGCGAAGCATGTCCTTTTCACTGTAATACGGGGAGCCTGTAAGCAACTTTTGCTTTAGGCCCTCTTCGATTGACCACTGCAACAGCTGATAGCCTGTTGTATGATCTAATCCGTATAGTGGATCCTCGAGTTTGAAGTTTTCAAAATCGAGGTCAACGCGGTCGTCGCTTTCGCCGGCCTCGTTGTGCGGATCATGAGACAGAGAATCTCTGCACATGGTCTGCCACCTAGGCCTTCCTGGTACTAACCAGTAAGGCTTAGAGAACCAAGTGGTTTCTAAAACCTCTTGGTCCGGGACGTAAGAAAGCCAAGATCGGAATTTCATTCCGATCTCGGCGGCTCTTCCGCCTTCGTCCACCGATGAATCCAATGAAGCATTGGATGTCAGCGATGTGTGCCCGAGGCTGGTGTAAC